GTTAGCCGTTTCGGCAGCTTTCTGGCGGGCGGCTTCCAAATCGTCCCGCAGCTTATTCCGTTTGGTCGTAGCCGAGCCGAGGCCCTTTTCCACCGCATTGATTTCTCGCGCGGTTTCTTTGGCCTTGGCCTGCAACCCTTTTAAGTCTGCCTCGGCCTTTCGGTTATTAAAGCGCGTATTGATAACGACTGATGCCATAGCTTCACCTCCCCAGAAGATCCAACAGCCTTTCCTTTTCGGCCTTATCCTCGGCACTTTCTGCCGCATGGATTTTAATAACGTCAGCGTTCTCGCGGGCAAATTCCTGCTCGGATTTGTCCAGCATTTTACCGCGTGCTCGCTTGTTTCGGATGTTCACCACCTGCGCAAACAGGCCATCGCCGATGCCATGAAATGCACCGAGAAATTCCCACCAGTGCAAATACCCGCATCGGCGGCAGCTATACCCCAGCACTTTGTCCACAGCGGGTGCGATCAGAGCAGCATCCTGCTCCCAGTCCACCAGCCGGGGGCGGAAGCCCTGCTTCTCGTCTTCTTTTCCCTCGTTGATAAAAGTAAAAGCCGCCCGAAGCGCAGCGTTTGCATCGGGCAGCTCTTTCCAGCGGGGATATAGAATTTGCAGGCAGGCAACGTACTGCTCCTGTTGTGTCAGGTCGGGGTCAGTCAGCGCAGCCAGTGCATCCAGTACGGCGCGAAAATCCGAGCGGATCGCAAAGCTGCGCCCGGCCACCTCGACGGTGGTGGGTAATTCCCATGCACTCATGCCTGCTGACCGGGGGCAAGCCCCTTGCTGAAGTCGGCATAGACAGCGGTGTGCTTTTTAAGCCGCGCTTCGGCGGCAGCGATTCCGGCCTTGTGCGCCTCCTCCACCAGAGGGGCAACAGCTTCCAGCACCTTTTCAAAGACAAAAGCACCGTCATCGGCAAGAGCCAGCGCCGAAAGTCCGCCAAAGAAAACCGAGGACACATCACTGCCAAACACCTTGTTCAGTTCGGCCTTGATGGTCGTATCCATTGCGAGAATCTTTTCAGGTGTCATGTCCTGCTTGGCCTGCTCCGCCAGTTCTGCGATGGCATTGCGTGCCGAGACGAAGCGCCCGGAAATGCCGATGTCGGCAGGGTTGATTTTGATGACGCCCAGCAGTGTGCCGTCGACGTCTTTCACGTCATAGCTTTTGACGCCGCGATCAATAACCAGTTCCATGATGGCTGCTCCTTTCACGCCTCGGCGGTGAACGCCTTGGTGGTGGGGTTGAATGTGCCTTTGGTTTTAACGCCAGTATAATGCACGTTGAACGGAATCTGATAACCAGTGGTGTCGCCGCCGTAGCTGCTGACCTCGATGTAGCACTCTTCCCGCACCGCAGGGAACGCGCCGCTGCTCTGGGCGTCCCACAGCTTGACTTCCACGATGTCGGTTTTCAGATCATCCAGAACCAGATCGTTGTCGATAATGCTCTGCAGCTTCTCAAACAGCGGGTCGCCTTTCTCGGCGTAGTAAGGGCTGACCTCGCCCTGCTTCTGGTAGCTGTCGATGCTGACAGTCTCGTTGCCGAGAATGTTGGTTTTCTTTTCGACGTTGGCGGACAACTCCGGGGAGTATTCCTCCAAATCTTTGCCCAGCCGCACATAGCTGGCCGTGCCATCATCTGCGGCAAAAGTTGCATTCAGATAATGCGCCATATATTTGCGTTCGATTTTCATGCAAAATCCTCCGATTCATAGGTTTTTGTGTAGCGCAGGCTCAGCACGACCATATAAGTCGCCGTGCCTTCGGCCTCCGCTTCGTACAGTACGCCGTTCTGGGCGCGGGCGATGACAGGCTCTTCGGCGTCGCCAAAGTTCGGAGCAAGGCCGTGGGCACTCTGCTCCTGCACCCAATGCTGGAAGCCGTTGACCCAATCTGCGTTGATCTTCGCGCCCTCATCATCGCCTGCACTTTTGGCAAAAGTAAAGTACAGACCGAAGTTGCTCTGATTTGTGACGCAGACTGCGCCCGTGATATAGGTGCTGCGTTCAATTTCCTGCAGCCCCTGCGGGAAGACTGCGCCGCAGCTGGGCACTTGGTCGGTGTAGTCGACATGCCAATCTTTTAAGATGTCATGCCCCTCATAGGTGCGCAGCCATGTGATGACCTGCTCAAGTTCACTCATTCGCCAGACCTCTTTCCAATATAGCGTTCCAGATCGGCAGCCAGCGCATCACCCTCGGCAGCCACAAGCGCACGATCCCAATGCCCTCCGGCAAGGGGATTCTTTGTTTTTGTATAGTTCATCGGTTTCCCGCTGCGGCTCACGCCGTTATACAGATAAACCGCCTGCGGCTCTTCGGTGACGATCTCCGGCACGCGGGGGTCGGTCTGGGCGACAGTCAGCTTGATGGTCGCGCCTGTACGGTAGGGCATATACTTCTGGACGCGCCGCAGCACATTCTTAGTGTGGAACATTTGCGCATCGCCCTGTTCATCCAGTCCCACTTCCTGCAAAATCTCTTCTGCGGCGGGAAAATCCAGCGTGACCCTCATTGCTTACCGCCTGCCTCCACATGGTACAGAACATTGCGGCAGCCCATGTCCCGCACCCAGTCTGCCGTAACAACACCGGGGCGGTTGGCCGGGACGAAGCTGCCCCACTGTTCGCGGGTGGTGATTTCTTCCCCAACGCCCTCCACAATGCGATCCCCGCATTCCAGCACATACACGCCGGGGATGCCGTTAAAAAGGGCGGGGGCAACCCGCCGCGCATTTTTGTTGGGAATCACCAGCAAAAATTCGTCACAGGATTTGCCCCCGCTTTTATCAACGGTCTGCACGGTTTTACGCTCAAAGTACGCGCCATGAATTACGCAGCGAGTCACCCGGAAGGGATTATAACACGCATGGTACACGGTAACGGTCTGGCGGCACAGGTCATAGATCGGCGAACGAAGCGCTCCCTCATACCGCATCAGCTGCACCCCCTGTACACATCAGCATACAAGCACAGAATGCGATAGTATTCTGCCGCCTGTGCCTTGGGTGTCGCATCAATGGCTGCTGCCGTGTTGGCGGTGTAGCTTTCGCTTACGCTGCCAATCGTAACGCTGGCCGGAGCAGCCACAGCGCCGCTCTGCACATCGGCAAACCTGCGCTGTGCGTCAGCAATGGCACATACAGCTGTGTCGCGGGCGCTGTCGGTGGGATATTCCACGCGGTACAGCCGCTCATATCTCTGGATCAGCGCGTCAGCGTCAGCATAAGCGGTCCGCCACTCGTCCGGCTGGATAGCCTTGCCGCCATATTTGCAGACGTAAAACTCGTAACTCGTCATGGTTTTACTCCTTGGCCGCTGCCCTCTTCGTGCGCTTGGCGGGCTTTTCTTCTGCCGCCGTGTCCGTCACTTCGGGGAACGGCAGTTCCACCGCCGCCTCGGCGGGCGGAGCATTGTCCGGCACAGGCTGCGCGTTGACCGCGGGGGTAGGCTCGGCGGCGGGCGGGATGTATCCGATAATAGCCATAGTAAATCCTCCTTACGCCTTGTCGTGGCTGAAGTACATGCCAGACAGCATATTCTTGTATGCCTTGGCGATGCCCACCATGCGATAGCCGAAGACGTAGGCATCCGCGTCCGGGTTGTTTTCCGGGGCGATGATCTTCGGCGCGGCGTGCTTCGTATACTGGATGAGCGCATCCTTCTGGACGATGGCGAAGTTGATGTTGGCCGCGCCGGCTGCCTTCGTGTAACCGCCGGCTTCCTCCCCGGTCTTGCCGGAAAGCTGCTTGATGGCCGTGTAGAAGCGGCGCTGGGGAACCTTGATGACCTGCTCGAAGCCTTCCAGAACCTTCTTGCTCTTCGTGGTGTCCATATCGTTGATGCCCTGCAGCAGCGTCGGCGTGATGAACAGGTAGCGCCCGGTGGCGGTGACTTCCTCATCGTCCATGGCCGTCACGGCAGCACTCAGCGCTGCAACGGTGGCCGCGCCATCGGCAAGCGTCTCTTCCTTCTTCGTGACGCCGCTGATGCCACAGTAGGACGCAAAGCGGAAAGCGTCCAGTTCGGGCACAACCTTGTCACGGATGAACTGAGCGGACAGACGGCCAAAGGCAAGGCCAGCGGTTTCCAGATCGTCCATGACGTCCACGTCAAAGCGGCGGCCACGGTCAAAGTTGCACTTGACCGTCTCATTCGTCATGGTGACGCCGCCCTGCACATAACCGCCGTTGCGGCTGTAGTCGGCCAGACCGTCCATGCTCATCATGGGGATGATGAGTTCGTTGGCGTTCGCGCCCTGCTTGGCGAGTTCGGGCGCACCGTCCAGCACGCTCGTAAGCGAGGCCAGTCGGTAGCACTCATCCAGCTTGGGGACAAAAGATTTTGCGAGTTCGATAGTGTTGCTCATAGGTTTTGCTCCTTATCTTATTCCATCGGCAGGCCCATTGCTTTGCGCAGGGCACTGTCAGAATTGTCGGTGGTCATGGCGGTGCGGCCCGTGCCTGCAGCATAGGGCGGCGGAGTTTCCTCGGTGTCGAACATATAGCCGCTGTCCTTCTGCAGCGCGGCCAGCGCGGCGGGAATGTCCTTGTCGGGGTCTTCGCTGCCGCGCAGGGCGTCCAGATCGAGCAGGGCACGGATGGCCTTGCCGCTGCGCCCATGCGCGGCAGCAATAGCGGAATCCAGCTTTGCATCAAACTGTACCGCCGCAACGCGGGCGTCCGCATCCTTTTCGGCCTGCTCCGCCTTGGCCTGCCATTCCTCGGCGCTCTTGCGCAGGCCGTCGATGTCGGTGTCCTTGTACTCGGCCAGCGCCTTGTTGGCGTCGGCCAAAGCCTCTGCCGCTGTACGCTGGGCGTCCTTGGCCGCGTCGTAGTCGGCCTTGGTGACAAAGCCCTTGTTGATCTCGGCGGCGATCTTGTTGTCGATTTCCTCATTGTACCCATCACCGAGGATGGGTTTCAGCCAGTCAAGCATAGGTGATCTCCTTCGTCTGTGTTGTCTGTGTCGCTATCGTCCTGCGCTTCATCGGCGCGGGAGCAGCTTCCTTCGGGTGGGATTTCGGGCTCAGAGTGATACTCCTGCAGCCGATCTCTCGGCAGGTGCGGGTGCGGATCGGGTCGCAGATGCGGTGCGCGGTATTTGCCAACCTTGTGCGGCTGCGGATGCGAGACGATCCGCTTGTTTCTCCGAACGCGGGGTGCAAGGCCGAGAAATTCCCGAAGCTGCCGCATAAATGAATCAAACGCACGCTGCAGGTCGGCATAACAGGTTGTGTCATAGGTAATACAGAACATAAAGCACCTCTTGCATAATTTTGGGCACGAAAAAAAGCACCGCTTAAAAAGCGGTGCAAATGACGTTTATACAGTGTTTAAAGGGGCTTTGCTTTTTTGAACAGTTCCTTGAGGAAAGCATCGTGCTCCGCTTCCAGTTCGGCCAGCGGGCGCGGTGGGGGCTTGCTGGGGTCAAAGGCGATGCGCTCATCTTCCGCCGTCCAGTTGCCTGTTGCTTTAAGCAGATAGATGGAATCCGTAGTGGCGCTGCGGTCTGGGTCAGGTGTCCAGTCGAAAAAATCCGGCTCAGGATCATCCTCAGTATAAGGCCAGCCTCGCGTAAGGTCTGCTCGCCACTTTGCGATTTCTTCTGGAGTCGGAGGGTTATCTTGAAAATATGAGCCCATACTTAGCACCATCCCTTCGTAGTTCTTCAGCAAACGCAATACGCTGCGCAAGCGCATCTTCGATTTTGCCGAATTCACCTTTATAGAGAGGATATTTCTTTTTTAAAGCCTTAAACCAGCCCTCGGCATTCTTTTGGGAATAGCCAAACACCTTCTCACAGGTAAACAGCGCTCCGGCATTGCCGACAGCGCCGATGCCCTGCATTTGAGGACGCTTGATAAGCTGCTGTATATCCTCTGGGCTAAGTATACCATTGCTGGGATGGTTATGTAAAGAGTAGTAGGGTACTTGTATCTCCGGGGGCTTGACCTTCATACTGTTCTGCCCGCCCACATAGTAGCCTGTGCATTTACCGTCTTTGGTGAAGTTCACGACAGCCTCTGTGCCGACTTCCAGCCCCTGCACCTTTTTCAGCACGCCTCTGGCGTATTCCTGCGCCAGACCGTTGACCTTGTTGGAAACGCCTTGAAAGAACGGCTTCGGCACAGCCCGGATGCGTTCATCCGTGACGCTGTACAGTTTGTGCCCTGCGATTTCTACGTCCCGAAGTTGCTCCGGCGCAGCCTTTTTGTAGGCCCACACGGCCCGGTTGGACCGGCTGCGGCCAAACCCGGCCACCTGCAGGCGTTCGCTGCGAGTGGGCAGACCCACGGCCTTGCAGAATCTCGCATACTCGGCCTGCACGACCCGCAGCTTGATTTGATGCTTCTGCAGATCGGGGCTTTCGGTTTCTTCGTCGGCCAGAATCTGGCGCTTGATGAGCCGGATGCCGTTTTCGATGCGGCTCTGCTCCTGCCCGGCCTCGTACAAGGTGTACCGGTAGCCATTGTACACAACGCCGCGCTCGTTGTCATCCTTGAATTTTTGAAGCTGGGCTTCGGTGTACTGCGGCGCGTTCACGCCTAAAATGATGGGATTTGCCGTGTGCCCGCAGTTCAGGTGTCCGATGCGGCGCTGCAGGCTGTTGTTCAGTTTTTCAAATTCAGCGTCGCCGTACTGCCGCCCCTGTATCGGCTCATGGTCGGGGGCGCAGGCGGCGTGGGCACTGATTTCCCAGCCGTCGCACCCCAGCGCGTCATGGTCGGCGCGCTGGATTTCATCGTCCAACTGACCGAGTTGATCCATGATATACCGCCTGCAGGCGTATTCAATACCGACGCTGCGCCCGCTCTTTTGCTCAATGGTGCGCAGGCCGCGCTTCGCCAGTGGCGTCACGGCGCGGCGGATGGCCGTGTTCAAGTCCAGTGTACCTGTGGCAACCTGCCGGAAAGCAAAATCCATTGCGCGGGCGTAGGCTGTCTGCAACGGCTGCGCCTTGCCCTCCGGCGTATCGGCCCACAGGTCACGCAGCAGTTCGCGGGTCTTGCTCTGGGTCATGCGGGTGTAAGCTTCGGTCATCCGCTTTAGGCTGCCGTTTTCATCAAGGCTCAGGCTCTTGTCAGCCACATATTCAAACAGGCTGGCGATGACTTCCTCGCTGATGCCGATCTGCTTCGAGACTGCCTGCTCAATGGCCTTCTTGCTTTCGCCCAATGCCTGCGCCCGATAAAGCTGGTATTCGGCAGTGTCAGTGATAGCCCCGGCCTTCTGCACGCGCCTGCTGATGTCCTTGATAAGTTCGTCGATGCAGGGCTGCGTCATGGCAAGAGCGGCATCACTCAAGCCCGCACGCTGCTCAGCGGTCATGCGGTATCACCTCAACCTTCAAGGTCTTTCAACTCCGGCATATAGTTTTTGCGGATTTCGGCAAGGTCAGCTTCCGTCTCGGCGGGCAGGTCAAACTTCCACGCCAGCGCCAGTTCCGGCTTCAGCAGGCCCATCTGCACAAGTTCCTTGCGCTCCGTCCACTCTTGATCGGCATCGTACAGCACGCCGTTGCCCCATGTTACGGTAAGTTCATCCGCGCTCCACGCCGATGCATCGCACAGGCGGTATGCCTGCCCGATCTGGTCGCCGAGCCGGAGCGCAGCCTGCAGGGCGTCGTAGTACAGATGCTGAAAATCCATGATAGACAGGCTGTAGTCGCCCGCGCTGGAATTGATTTCCGTCGCCGTTTTGCTCACGACCTCGGCGTCAGAGAGGATGCCACGCTTAATGCCCAACAGATTCTCGATGACTTTCAAGTAGGTCTGCCGCCGCGCCTCGTAGCTTTCATTGCGCAGCGTCGGCGCAAAGGGTGTGATGCCGATGCTCTGCTCGTTGCCGTCCAGACCAACGAACACATCATCGGTCAGTGATTTTTTGCCGTTGTGGGTGCGCAGAATATCGGCGCTTGCCACAACGCGCATCCGCCCCAACTCAAATTCACGGCTGAATTGCAGTTCATTTTCGTTGATGCGGTGGATAAGCCCCATTGCAGGCTCGTAGATTGAAACACCGTCCGCGCTGCCGTCTACGCAGTTTGTGATGGGCATCCGCAGGAACACCATGCCGACGCCATCAATGGGCACGGCAAAGGTGTACTCATCTTCCAGCCGCTCATATTGCGGCAGGCTTGCCAGCGGCACGCGCCGCCCCAGTGTGCTTTTGTTGTCGGAGCAGTACAGGCGGTACTGGATCGTGAGCCGCCCGGCAAAGGATGTGCGCCGCTCGACCAGCGTGTAGAAATGATGGTCGGCAGATACGGATTTCTCGCACAGCGCCACATCCGAGGGGATGCCGCTTGCGTCGCGGCCTAAAATGATGATGGAATCGCGTCCCACGATCTGCCACGTCAGCCGTCCATCCGGCATCGGTACAGGCTTTGCCCACGCCTCGCCGCCAATCATAGCCTGAGTCATAAAACTGGTTTTACAGGCATCAAAGGCGCTGCGTACACAGTCAAGGTATTTTCCCTTAGCACTGTCGGTGTGTTGCAGGCCGCTGTCATACTCGCCGAAGGTTGCCTTGCACAGCTTGTTCACAATGGCATACGGCAGACGCTGGCAGGGATCTTCGGTTTTGGTCGGGACGCGGCCATACCATGCGGCATACCACTCTGCGATGGCGTGCTTCATGGCACTGCTGGTGGCATCCGTCATGCCCAGCGCCTCTTCAATGTTTTCGACTGCGTTGTTTGTCAGTGCGCGGATCAGAGCGCCCATCATGCTTTCCCCCTAGAGTAATTTTCCGAAAGCAGCGCGGCCACAGGCAATAGTCTGTCGCCGCCCGCCAAGGGCAGCCCCGGCATTTATCCGGCTTTTTCTTTGGTTTCTTTTTCATGGCTTTCCACCACGACAGTCGGTGTCATGTGCCGCAGTGCATATTCCAGCCCGGAAATATAGCACTGTTGCCGCTCTACGGTCTGCCGCAGTTCCTCCTGCTTCTTGTTGGCGGCTGCCAGTTCCTCCAGCAGCGATTCATAGGCCCAGCGCGGCAAAAAGCGGTCAATGAGCCATTTTCGAAATTTCTTCATCATGCACCTCTGCGCATCCAGATACGGTTGACAGCATAGCGGACGGCGTCAATGTGGTGGTTGTCTGCATCCACATACCCCGGCAGCACTGTGCCGTCACGGCCAACCTCGTACTCATATTCACTGAACTCCTTTGCCGTGTCGGGGCAGCGATGCGGGTCGATGACGATGGCTGCCAGCCCTTGTAGCCACTTCATGCTCTGGTTCACACTTCCCGGCCCTTTGACAGCCTCACGGCAGAGGATGCCAAAAGCGCGGTAGTCGGCGCAGGATTTCATCTCTGCGGAATCGGCGGTCACGCTCTCCCACGATTCAATACGCTGCTGCACCAGCTTTGCGGTTTCCTCGTTGGAGGTACGCAGCCGGGTCAGTTCGTCGAAGATATACAGCGTTTTGTGTGCCGCATCATAGTGGCAGCGGTTGAACGCCCACGGGTCGGGATACCAGCCCCAGTCAACACCGTTTTCAATGGTATCGAAGTTTCGGATAGTCTTTTGCGAGATAGGCTCAAGCCGCAGATTTTCAAATACCTGCGTACCGCTGCCGACGACCTCGCCCAGATATTCATGGCGGTATTTCGTCGGCTGCGTTTCCTTGATGTACTCCGCCTGTGCCAGAAACTTCGGGCCGAGCCATGCAGCAGGGGCTTGCAGGTAGGTCGAATGATGGACGCGCTTGCCCTTGCGTTCCTCGCGGGCGTAGCGGTTCGCCCAGTTGCGGCTGGCAGCCGGAGGGTTGAAGCTGATAAAAGTAAGGCCAAACTCACCGCCGCGCAGCGCAGACTGCTGCACATTGCGCACCGCATCTTCACCGCCCTTGATTTGGTCGGCTTCCTCAAACCACAGGATACCGATATACCCGAACGGCAGCTTGATGGATTTGATTTTCTGCGGATCATCCAGTCCACGGAACAAAATGCGCTGCCCGGTGGGTGTGTAGGTACACTGCAGCGGGCTTTGTGTGCATTTGAATTTCGTGGTAAGCCCCAGCTTGTCGATAGCCCACAGGATTTGCGCATACACGCTGTCACGCATTGTGTCACCGACCTGTCGGGTCACAAGCGCATGGCAATCCGGGTGCTTCAAAAGCTGCAGCACCAACTCCGTGCCGACATAGGAACTTTTCAAGCTGGCGCGTCCGCCCGCTTCAACCGCTTCGTCGATAACGCCCATGTCGATCAGCTTGTGCGTCTCATAGAAGGCGGGGCCGATGATTTCCGACAGCCGTATACGCTTTTTATTCGACGTCATCCACGATCACCACCTCATCGCTGCCGCCGCTCGACTGCATCTCACGGTACATCTTGATTGCTTCAATATCACCGTTGCGGGCTTTTTCGACCAATGCAGCATGGATGGCTGCATATTCCCCGGCAGCGTATTTTTCGACCATTGCATCCAGCATAAGGCCGAAGTCCTTTTTGCCCAGCCGTTTATACTGCGTTTGAAGAGTTTTTAAATCCTCCGCAGGATTATACTCTTCCTGCTCGGCGGCCTGCCGGATTCCGGCAATCAACTCCCGGACACTGCCGCTTTTTGTTCGCATCGGCGGCTCCTTTCTCGATAAAAATAGGGCGTCGATTTCTCGACACCCAAAACAGCCCCAGAAACGGCGCTGTGCGCGGTTCTCTTATTCTGCGGGCAGTTTTGCCACCCGCCGCGTTTAAACGTTTTTGAACGGCGCTCTCGCGCATTTAAACGGTGATATGGCGCGGGGCTGGATTGCAGGGCATATTTTAGAGGCAGGCTTCGCCATTTCCGCCTTGCTGCAAGCCGGAATCCTCTAAAATATGTCCGCTGCGTTCATGCTGCGGGGCGCACCAGCCGCAGCATTATTTGCAGTTTCCTGTCTGCCGTTCAAATGGTAACTGAGGGTTATGGTTTTATCCTCGCCGCCGACAGGCACACGCACCGTGGCGCGGCGGTCATGGCGGTTCACTTTTTCGAGCATATCCTTCAAGTGAGCCAGCGGCCCGCTGGTAAAGTCCAGTGTGCCGTCGGCCTGCATCTCGGCCTCGCTGGGCGGCAGCGGGCCGTCCCCGGCCAGCCAGAGGATGTTGGCTTCCTCATGGGCGCTCAACGCCTCCGGCGTGCCCTTGGTCGCCCCCAGCCAATGCAGTACACCGTCTTCATGGCGCACCGCATAATAGACGCGGTACACATCCGGCGTGCTGACGAAGATGTAGCTGGGGAACAGCGTGTAAAGCTGTTCCTGCCATTTGCCGCCGCGCCGGATCATCCGCCGCTCCTGCGGGCATCTGGCGTCCACGCCCTTGCCGCGCAGCTTCTGCGTGATTTCGGCTTCCATCCCGGTCATAACCTGCAGGGCGTACATACTCATGTGCCGCCCTCCTGCGCCTTGCGATCCAGATAGGCCGACACCTGTTTGTACAGATCGGGCCGTTCCTTCGCCATAGCGCTCCACAGGGCGCTTTTCAGATCGCCCGTGCCTGCCTCGATGTCAGACTTGTTTTGCAGTTCCACGCGCTTCTTGTAGGCGACGGCGCGGGTCAGACCGCTGATCTGATTCATAAGTTTATCGACGCTGACCGCGCTCCAATCCTCATCCTTTTTAGAGGTCAGCGCGGTCATAAGGTTTTGGCTGGCAACACGCACAAGCGCCTCGGTGGTGTCCAAATCGGGATACCGCTCCAATTCGTCCAGCATATTGCGGAAGTTGGCCTGTGCGATCTGCAAGGTTTGCAGATTCTCCACATACCCCTGCGCATAGCGGCAGACGCTGGAAACGGAAAGACTGTACCCCTGCTGCTCCAGATAGGTCACGATGTCGGAGTAGGTGGCACTGCCATCCATTATCATCTCTTCCACGGTGGCTTTCATCTCCGGGGGCAGGGTGTCGATCTTGCTGTGCTTGCGGTTGCCGCCCTTTTTGCCATTTAACGGCCAACTGCTCATATCACACCTCGATCATTTCGTCCTTGGTTTTGTGACACAGAACGCTGATTCCCTCGGCGGTGAGTTTGGCTTCCAGCAAATCCCAGCCGATGTCTGCAAAGTCGGGAACAAGGATTTTGTCCGCAATCGTGCGCAGCTGGATGTACTTTGCCATCGCCAGATAATTGATGCAGTCGAGGAAGTCATCTTGGCTGACGCCCCAAATCTGCGCCGCCTGCTGTACATCGGTCAAGCGGTTGTAGCTGTGCCGGATGATGTTGATGGCCTGCATGACCTTGCCGTTATTGTGCGGGAAGGCGTTGGCACGCAGCTGCTTCATCAGCATTTCTTTTTCATTCATCGGAGAGCCGTCCTTTCATCAAGAGATTCAATATCTGGTCGAGTTTCTTTTCAGTTTTCGCCTGTTCCCGGAAGTAGTCTTCCTTTGTCAGAAAGTTTCGCTGGATGGCCTTGATGTCGTTGTGGCATTCAGTCCAGTCCTGCTGGTGCTGGCTTCTGGTCGTGTAGGTGTGCTGAATTTCCGAAATTTGCTGTTTGCACTCGCCGACCTCTTTTTCAAGTTCGGCCTTAGTTGCCGCACTGTCAAGTTTCCGCTCGATTTTGTCAAGACTGCGTTTTACCATCCAGCCCAACGCCCCAATCAAGAACGTAAGCAGGATTCCGATCAGCCACCACGTTCCCGCATCAAACTCCATAATCCGTACCCCTAAACTAAAAAATCGTGAGTGTCACTGGTTTCTATAACCAATGATACTCACGATTCGCAAAATGGGCCAGATTAAGCATTTTAATATTTTACTTTACGTTCTGGCGGGAAAAAACTCATTTGCCCATCAAGGGGTCTTGCCCGGATTTCCCGGTGCTTTTCGTCCACGATGGCCCGCACCGTCACCGTTGTCAAGTTGTACTTCTTGGCAAGGGCTTTCAGATTGTCGCCGTTGTATTCTTCCACGATGCGCTGATTGCGGGCGATCCGCTCAAAACTGTCGCGCTTCGGTATGTAGATTGTCTCGGCAGCGTACACGTCGATCAGCTTCAAATAGTTCTCAAATCCGATGAGGTCGGCCACCTCCCGCTGGGCGGGGGAAAGATCGTCGGGGTGGATTTCCCACTCATCCATCGGCATCACCCCGGCTCTTCTGCGCAGTCTTGACGTAGCCCTTCAAAACCTCGACCAGCTTGTTGCCGTCCTTGTAGCTGATCCACGCGAAGGGGTCTTTCGGGAAGGCATCCATGCCCAGTTCCTTCTTGATGATGGCGCACAGCCTGTCACCGAGCGGGGCCTTG